ACCGCCTAACGGAATTAATCAGATCAATAGAATTCTGATCTATTGGCACATCAAACTCATCCCGGTAGAACTTGAAATCGCCGACAGCCCAAACGCGACTAATGTCTCGATTAGACTGAACGCAATATCCACGTCCTTGACCGGAAAAGGGTGTATTCATCAACTGACACATGGGAAATCCCTCGACGTCGCGCATTTCCGAAGACGGAATTGTCGCGGAACCGAGGCCCACAGAAGCAGGAGATGAAAACACATCTGACTCTTCTAACACACGGCGCTTTCGTATCCACTGACCGTTATCCCTAACAATGTTAGCGATGTATTCGGTCGTGTTCAGAAACACATCAAAGAGTTTCTGAATATCTGATATGAAAGGCTTCCAACCGAATTCCTCATTAAGGAATTGATTTGAGGCCTCTTTAGGCCCCATATACGGGACAAAGAGCCCAGGCGCTCTGGGATCGCGATTGCGAAGCCCAGACGAGAGCTCTTTCCAACGAAGGTGAAATAATTCTGCCGTCGTTTGGAGTTGCCCTGGCAAGTCTTTCAGTTCATAAATGAACTGAGCAAGACCGGCTTTAGGAAGCTTAGGCTTGAGTTGATCCCAAGCCGCAGTGTGGTACTGGGATAGCGAAGGAACATTGGCAATGGTCTTGCCTGCGATTGTCGAATACGACTCTCCCAGCCAAGATCCGTCGTCAATAAAAGCCCCATCATACGCAGTGTAGTGACCGAGATTACTGGTCCTACCCTGATTAGTATAGTGGCCATATCCAACGCGATCAGACGATGGTAAATGATACTGGACGCTCTTAAAAGGTCCAACAGCTCGATAAGGAGGACCAGGGTGTACTTCATCCAAGGTCTTCACATAGTTGAGCGTACTCGGCATGTCACCGCCGGCGGTTAAATTTCCGCCGACACCACTGACCCGTTTATAGTTGTCGTAGCCTATTGAGACTCCGAGAACTGTTTGGGCTTTGATTTGGGACGACTTCCCTTTATGTAGGAAGAGGCCTTGATCAAGATCGCGCTCGCGATAGCGAGTCCCGACAGTGGTAACACGTAGGTGATGCTTGCTCCTACGGGCTTTATACCTTGCTCTACGCAAGGCGCCACGCGGATCAAACACA